AACCATGTGTGGAGTACATTTTGGCCGCGTTTTGAATATCCAAGACAGCAAAATGACTTTTCACACAACCCAAAAGAAATGCGCGGTAGCATACAAGAATGTCCAGCAGAGCTAAAGCAAGGCTTTAATGCATCAAACTGCTTTAGTTGGAACTGTGAAATTGACGCAAACGGTCTAGCAATTTGCCGTTGCCCAATGGGACAGTCACCAGAGGATACACCATTCTTGATTGAAACACTACCAGAAGAATTTCCACAGCGTTGTTTTGAACATCCTGTAAGTTTGCCATTGTCGACTATCAAAAAGTTGGAAATGCAATAAAGAATAAGGGCAGTTGGCTGAGTGGCCGAAAGCGGGAGATTACTAATCTCTTGAGCCTGTGAGGGCTCCGTGGGTTCGAATCCTACACTGCCCGCCATTTATAAAGGAAGCATAAAATGGGTAAGAAAAAGTCAAGAGCATCACAAACCTCCAAAGGCATTGTGAACCAAAATCCCAACAGTGACAGCAAGCGTGTGCAAAAGGCATTGCGCAGAGAATATCGCGGCAGCACTGCTGAATTAAACAACAAAATGAAAGCACATCTTAAGTTGAAAAATGTTATGCTTACTGTCCCAAATCCAAACACAAACGAAACCAACAAGCGTTTTATCCGTGTTTCGTCACGTGAAGTTTGGGGAAGTGCTAAACGCTAATGCTAGGCACCACGGAATATCTTGGCGAGGGTCTTTGGTACTTGCCAGATCTGTTTGCCGATCAAAGAGATTTTTTCACAGTAAAGCGCACCTATAGAGAAACTGCCACAGCCTGGCAGATGCTCACGCCTAATAGACTGATGGCCATGCCCAACAACTATGCAGAACTGAACAGCATAGGTTCAAGGCTAGCCGGTCCGGTCAGCGAACTAACTGACTTTCCTAGTTTAACTTGTAGCAATGTGGATATCTTTATTGATCTGCCAGGGCACAGTTTAAGTTGGCATTTTGATCATGACAACTACAAAGTGTTATTGCAGGTATACACCGGTGACAAAGAGATCGAGTCAGGGGGTACACAGTGGTACATTGGCGATCGCAATCCAGAATTACTAGAAAAGTATGGTACAGATACTATAGTAAGTGATAGAGGATTACCACGCACTGAAACTCCATACAAGCCCTATGCAGGCTATATCAATGATAACACACAGCGCAAAGCACACGGTACAAACCGAGTATTGCCAGGTAATGTTCGCGAAAGTGTACTGTTTACCTTTACATAGGACAGATTATGTTTTTTTACATTTCGCATAATGAACCAGTTAACAAAAAACCATTAACTGAAATGCACAAAGTTAACAACTATTGTGTACAGCTTGACAAAGCCTGGCACCGAGTTGGTGATATTTTTTTTAAAGGATATGCCATTGGCCAAACTTTAAAAAGCAAGGTTCAATCTCACAACTTTAGTACTGCCAAGGGCAACTATGTGATTTTGGATTTTTCTCAAACTCCTAGTATCTACTGCGATGATTCTCGATCGTTTCCACTATTTTTCAACAACAATACATTAACCAATATCAATGATTCTTTATTGGAACCAATTTATTTTGACGGTTCTGCAATCAATGAAAATAATCAATGGAAATGGTGCAAGGGAGATAGTAAAAATTCTATCCAGTTTGATCCTGAACACAAAACTTACAATAAAACTGAAATAGTAGATTTAGTATGCAACTATTTAATTACAGTAACACAACAACTGGACACTGACCTTCCAATTATTGCTGCTAATAGCCCAGGTGTAGATAGTACACTGGTTAGAAGTGCATTTGATTATTGTAACCTAACATATTCTCTAGGCGATCTATCTGCAAGAGCAAAAAGCCTGTATTACCTGGGATGGGGATACAAACAATTACACAGCATTGACACTCCTCACATGCAACTAACAGGATTTTGTGGTGACGAATTGTTGTTAAGAAATCCCCTATACTGTCAGTGGCTGCTGGATTATCACAATATTGATTTGGTCAAACAATTTGACAACATTGATTATTGTTATATGAAGGGATTTTTTAATGCAAAGTACAGAGATAAGTTACTGAAACGCGATCAAACATTTAAAATTCAAGCAAACGGATTTAATCATACTGCCAATGTTGCTGTTAATGATTTTCAAATGTGGCATTTTGACCACACGATTACTTTTACACCATTGAGAAATTTAGACCTCGCAACTGAATGTTTGTATGCCGATCCTGACACTATACTTGATCAAGTAATGCATGCTGGGATAAGCAAGGCAGTGATTGAAAAACTCAATGCAAAAAATCTAGCAAGTGTAGAAAAACACAAAAATACCGTTATTCCGTAAAAAACTGGTTGACCATTTTGCTTTTTCCGGTTATACTGTATATACAGTTAGAGACAAGGAGCAACAGATGTCACAGCAAATCCTTTCAGATGCAACAGCAACCGCAGTAATGTTTGCCGGCGAAGTAGCAGAAAATTCTGCCAAACAAGCAGTGCAAGAACTGTACAATCAGTATGGCACAGATCAAATTGGTGCGTGTGGTTTTGGTTTTGTTACCATCTATGGTGTGCGAGCAAACAGCAAAGTTGGCAAAGCACTCAAAGCAATTGGATTCCGCAAACAAGAATGGAACCGTGCATTTCAACTTTGGAATCCAGGCAATTACGGTGGACAGAATGTGGACATCAAAGAAGCAGGTGCTAGAGCATATGCTGCCAAATTTAAAGAAATCACTGGCATTGAAATTTATCCAGGATCGAGGTTAGACTAATGGATAGAATGAATCATTTTATAATGTTCTTTATGGCTGTGATTATTATCATTATGTTTGCTAGACTGGTCTTTGGAGGTTAAAATGGAAATTAAAGTAACAGATCAAGGAACGTTCGAACTGCTCTATGACAAGCTGGATGTGTTTATGCATCTACTAGCGTTTGGTTTTAGCATTGCTCTGGTGGTTGGTGTAATTGTTGCCAGTATCCGAATGGGTTGGACATTGTGGCCCTGGATACTTGGTCTTGGATTAATAGCGTGGTTAATGGTATAAAAAGGTTGACACATCCTTATAATGTGTTATACTAAGTGTACAGTTAGAAAATAGAGAAAAGGACAAGCCCTATGTCAAATGCTATCGAATATCGTACAGTCACCACAGTAGGTGCAACCAAAGCAATCAAAGTTGCTTTCAAACGTCAACGCCCATTGTTCCTTTGGGGACCTCCAGGTATTGGCAAATCAGAAGTTGTTGATGGTATCACAAACGAAATGTCGGGCATCATGTATGACCTGCGCCTGGGTCAAATGGATCCAACTGATTTGCGCGGTATGCCTTACTACAACAAAGAAACAGGCATGATGGATTGGGCTCCCCCAATTGATCTTCCGACTCCAGAAATTGCTGCACAATATCCTATAGTTGTGTTGTTCCTAGATGAAATGAATGCTGCGCCTGCAAGTGTACAAGCGGCTGCGTATCAGTTGATTTTGAATCGGCGTATTGGCAAGTATGTGTTGCCAGACAATGTTGTTGTTATTGCTGCCGGCAACAGAGAGTCAGACAAAGGTGTTACATATCGCATGCCTACTCCGCTTGCCAATCGTTTCATTCACATTGAAATGAGAGCAGACTTTGAGGCTTGGTTGGATTGGGCTGTTAACAACAACATCCATGAGGACGTTGTGGGTTACTTGAGCTTTGCCAAACAGGACTTGTATGACTTTGATGCTAAAAGTGCAAGTCGTGCATTTGCTACACCGCGTTCATGGAGTTTTGTAAGTGAACTGTTGGATGAACCAATGGAAGAGACCACTGCAACTGATTTGGTTGCTGGTGCCATTGGCGAAGGCCTTGCTGTTAAATTCCAAGCGCATCGCAAGATTGCAGGCAAACTGCCCATTCCAGGAGATGTACTGTCGGGCAAGGTAACAGAGCTAGAAGTCAAAGAAGTATCAGCTATGTACAGCTTGGTTATTTCAATGTGCTACGAGCTAAAAGAAGCACAAGGGTCAGTTAAAGAAGCCGAATGGCACGGTATGACTGACAACTTCTTCCGCTTTATGATGGATAACTTTGAAACTGAATTGGTTGTTATGGGTGCCAGGATTGCACTTACAACATATAACCTTCCGTTCCAGCCTACCAAGTTGAAGAACTTTGATGAGTTCCACAACCGTTACGGAAAATACATTCTAGCTAGCCAAAGCTAGTACCTGTTATGAGTGAGGTCCACTTTCTAACTGTAAATCTGAAGGCATAGGGCTATGCAGGGCCTCACTCATATCTCTCAAACACTAAAAGAAACAGATCAATTATTGGAGCGACACCTTGATGGTTACCATCGGGTGTATCGCCATTACGAGCCCTACGATCCAGAAGAGTGGATGAAACTGCTCAAAGACGTGCATCGCACATTTGGACGCCCTAGCGATCGTTGGCAATGGAGTCACGTCATCACCACCCTCACCTGGGATGAAGTCGGCGGCGAAAACAATTGGCACATAATTTTTCATTTTCAAGAAGAATCTGACGCCATACTGTTTGCGCTTAAATACT